AGTTTTAGAATATTATTGAATTCTTCTTCGATAGTTTTTCGAAGTGAGGCACTCTTGATATTCTTTGTATGAATTTTGACAGGATATTCGATAGTATCGTGAACTATCGCTTCGGATGTGATATCGTCAACGGCGATCTCCACCTCTGGATGCATCACCATTTCACGATATTTGTTTATGAGTTCTGCATCTGACTTTGCATTGTTTTCTAATTCTAAGTAGGTTCCTGAGAACCCACTCTGAATTGTTAATGCCCCGTCATCAGTCTGATCTTCTCTAGGGACGAAGGAACGAACCGGGCCGTTATCCTCCGAAGCCCTAGATATATTGAATCCGAAAAGTTTAATCGCCATTTAATATCACCTTTAAATCTATACAACTATTTATAATGAAAAAAATAGTGTATAAATCTAGGAGTATTAGATGCTTACGCTGATCCTCAGACCGCCCGCAGCCTCTTCATGCAACCAGAAGTCATATGCAAATGTGCAAGTAAATTCTTCAATTTGATCATTAGAATCCCAAGCAAGTTCTACTGCACCAAGTTCTGTCGGGAAAATACCAACAAACTTATATGTCGCAATAACTGAACCATCTTTTCCGTAATGAATAACTTTAGAATCTCTATTCTTGTAAGTTGTCTGACTGTTAAACTGTAGATTCGATGCGTGATCATTAATTCCACCCATCCAGTTTTCCAGAGCAGTTCTTACTGAGAAATCTTCGTCATTAAGAATCGTGACTGTCCAAGGTTCGAATGTTCTGTTTCCAGCTATTCTTACTTGTCTTCCAAAGTAAGGAACATCGATTGCAGGAATCGTTGATGCCGGCAACTGAGCAGCTCTACAATGAAAACGAAATACGTCATCTGCAGAACCATCGATAGGATTACCCACTTCTACTTCGAATAGGTTGGGTCTTGCTCCACCTTGTCTCAGATTTGATTTGAATGATGCGATATCAAACGCCATTGTTTTCTCCTAAATTTTTAACTATATTTATAACGATTATTATACAGATCCAACAATTTCTTCAAAATCTGTTCCAGTTCTTGTAGCAACAAAGTTTAACTGGATGAAGTTGATAGACCTAGCAGGTTTGATGAATATGTCACCAACAAACTCGTTGCTGTCAACAACTTGAGCAGTATTATTTGTTGAGTCACAAACAACCTTAAAGTCAAATATACCTCTACGACCCTTTACTTCTCTTAAGAAAGGTTCGACCAGAGATACAAATTGTGAACGTGTGAATTCATCATTCATTTCGAACAAAGTAAACTTAGATGCTGTTGCAATAGTCTTTTCTAGAACAATAAACAATCTTCTTACATTGATTCTATCAAAGGCACTTGGTTTGGTAGTAAATGTCTTGTCGCCAAACAGAACTGTACCTTGGCCTGGGAAGGTAACAACAGGGTTTAGAGCTTTTCTATAAAGATCGTCTCTGTTCGCTTTTGTTTGTGTCCAAGCAGTCTTAACAACATTCTTGATAACTCCACGGTTGAAACCGGCAGGAGAGAACCAAGGATCTCTTTCGCTGTCAGTTCTTGCCATAAGACCAGCGATGTCTCCGTTTAATGGAACCCATCGATACTTATCATTGTACTTATCGTATTGATACTTGTAGTTTGAATCTACGAATGCGTAGTTGCTATTGCTTGTCATTGTAGAGGTAAAGTAACTAATAACATCAGCAGCAGGATTAGATCCTACACAATCTATATATCGTGCAGATATTAATGCGACCGCATCTCTGCGACCAGCTGCAACTGTATCGATGATATGTGTTTGGACTGTGTTTCCGTCCGTAATGTCACCCCATTCTCCAGACATAATTAGTGCAACGTCTGTAGTTTCTGCATCTTCAAAAACACTGTATCCAGAAATTGCTTCGCCGGCAGTAGGGACAGAACCTTCTGTTCCACCGGAAAATTCTACATAAACCATAGAACTGAGAGTTGCAAATGTTGTACCTAATTCTGGAGTTCCCCAGTTTGTTCCTTCTGAAGTGTGATTTACTACAAAAATGAAGTTTGAAAACTCATTAATAAAATCTACATAGAAAATATTTGTTCCATCTTCAAGTTTTCCATCAGACGCCTTTGACAGGAATGAAAACTTCTCGACAACCTTATCAGTTCCAGACTCAGAAGAACATACAAGAACGTGAACTTCGCCTGCACTTGGAGCTCCAGAAAATTCATTTTGAAAAGTCGAGGATAAACTTGAGAAAGTTCCTGCATCGACCATATAAACCTTTAGAAAATTACCGTGAGGGCCAGGGGTTCTTGCAACAAACTCGGCCCCGCCTGCTTGACCGGAACCAAATGAAACATCGTCAGAAGATCCAACTAACTCTGGACTATACGCAAATGATGTTACCGTGGGCCCGTTGACAGTGATAGTAATATCACTTGTCGGAGCAGAAGTAAAATCAATTACTTGACCACTGACGGTAAAATCTGTACCGATACTAAATCCTGCAACTGATACCGTATCATTTGATCCAACGGTTTGAGAAATTGCAAACTTACTTCTTGCTGGAATATCTATAAGAATAGTTCCGGTAGGAGCAGAGTCAAATGTCAGTGTAGTTCCGTCTACTGTGAAATCTGTAGTAGCAGATCCATCAACAGTAACTGTAAGGGTTTCGTCAAAGGTATCCCTTGACAGGGTAAATGTTGTGTCTGATCCGTTTCCTGTGAAAGTTTCACCACTCACTGCGGCAACTGCAGTTCCAGTCTCTGTTGCGAGGGTAGGAGTTGTGGTGCTTGGTACACCGGCAACTGCGTTAAATGTTCCGCTTCCGACAACTCTAGAAACTTGCAAGTTCCCAGCATATGCCAAGAAATTCGCGGCAGTGTAAAAAGATCCAAAATTTTGGTCTGTTGGCTTACCAAAGACTTGCGCCAATTCAGTTTCACTAGAAACCGTAACTATTTCTCCTACTGGGCCTTTCGCAAACTGACCCACCAATGCACCTACGGATACCGCAGCGGCAGGAGTGGTAGTAGTTAGGTCTACTTCTGATACATTAACGCCGGGACTTACTTGAAATGGCATTTTATCATCTCCTTAAATTGATTATAAACTCATTAGTTTAAGTGTATTCTTCTTTGATTAATATTTATAAAAAAAGTGTTTTTTAATAATCTTAAAGACTATTTTCAACGACTTGCCAGACTTGACCTTCATCGTCCGAAAAATTCTCAAATTCTGCACCATCTTGGATATACCCAAACGGTGTCATATTCTCTTCTAACATACGAATTCTTTCTTCGTAAATCTCTCTTCTGGTGTCTAAATCGGACAGTTCTTTGAAATACGCATCAGTGACCATCCAGCAGAATAAAATAACAGTATCGACCATATCATCTGTCCTACCATTTTCCGCCTCATATTTGTGTCCTTTCGAAACAAAAGTTGTCAGTTCGTTTATTGTATCAAAGTCGTTTATAATTAATTTGTCTTCTTCGACCAAACTCTTCATATTAAAACAACCGATTTTTTTCGTAGACTTGGTTGTTCTAATTCCCATCGTAAAGGCTTTACCGAAACCAGAACTAATTGACTGGCCTTTGCGAGTATCATTGTGAATCGAAATAATATTTTCATACTCAAGCTCGTGATATAAAATATCACTAACCTGTTGTCCTACGTCATTAATCTCTACTAGTATATACGCATTATTATACTGAACTGCTATTCCTTTTATAAGTGTCGGATATACCATAGGGGGCATTTCGTTAGATCTGAATGTTGCTACCTGTCTATAAGGCACTTCTGACGCATCAAATACTGATAATGCAGAGTAATCCTGACCTCTTCCTCTACTCACATCTACAGTAATAAAGTATGTACTTGTTTCTTTGGGCTCCTCATATATTTTTACAGTTCCATTACGAGTCATCTTTATGGGAGAATTATAAGAAAGATTTTTTAACTTCGCAGTATTAATAAGAGTATTAGTACTACCTAAAAACTCAGTCTCAAACTCCTGACGAAATTGTTCTTCAGAAGTATTCTTAATTGTTTCTTCTTTCCATTTTTCATCTCGGCCTGGAACCTCAGACCAATGAACTTCTATAGATTTATAAGAATTAGTATTTTGAACTGAATCATTCCAAAGTTTGTAGAAATGATTCATACCTTGTGGAGTAGATACAATAATAACTTTAGTAGAGGCACCAGATGAAATTGTAGGATAGACTGAATTGAAAAACTCTTCTGCAATTTCATTTGGTACAAACGCAAATTCGTCTAGGAATAGAATATTAAACGAACCACCTCTTATAGCAGAGGAAGATGTTGCGGCCGCCATTATCTTCGCCCCGTTTTCTAATTCTATATTAGTCTTGTTCCAGACCATAACTCCTTGTTGTAGCCAAAGAGGAAGATTCTCATATGCTCTTTGTAGTCTACCAAGAAGTTCTCTTGCAGTCGCAAGCTTGTTTGCAAGAAGGGCAACAGATACATCTTTATTAAAGAGTATATAATGAAGAAAGAAAGCAATACAGGTAATAGACTTTCCGGACTGTCTTCCAATCTTACATATAGTAAATCTTTCTTCGTGGAAAGTTTGAATCATATTTTCTTGAAATGGATATAACTCAAATGGAACCAGACCAGTGTCTAGGTTTACAATCTTCATATATGTCTTAATAAAGTATACTGGATCTTCTAGACACTTAACATACTCTTGTGCTTGTTCTTGCGTCCATTGAATCTCAACCCCTGCATTTTTCAGATTGGGATTATTTAAATAGACATCACTCATGATCTATAACTCTGTTCTTACCTTTGATAACTTCTAATAAGTCATTTGTATTACCTACAAAGACTGCATTGTTATTTACTACCTTACTAGGCCCACCTTCTTTTGTGTTCTGTATCTTATTCATAGTGACTTGAAGTTCGATAAGATCTTTTGTGAGATCTCCAGTAGTTTTCATCAACTGACCCACCACTTCGTATGCTCTTGGATGTTCACTTTGTTTTGCAAGTTCGATGAGATTATTCAGTGTGTCCTGACCTTTCTCTACCAAGTCATGTAAATTGTGACGATGAAAATCATAATCATTCTCAATATCTCTTTGACGTTGCTCGTCTTTCTCTTCCTGATATTCTTGTATATCATTATTAGCTTTCACAACTAACTCTTGAGATGTTTCTTTTATCTCATTTTCGATTCCAAGAAAATCGTTGAGCCTTTCGTCCACACTTTTAGTCTTCATTATTAAACTCTGTTATACTTGCACTAAATCCATAATCATCAAGTTCTGTAGCAGTAGTAGGATCTACCTCATACTCTTGATGTGAAAAATCTCTGTTTGTATCTATATTGACAATCTTCGCAGTTGACTTTTTGATTGTCTTCTTGTTGTCCTGAGAACCATATAGATATCCTTTGAGAGTGAAACCTAAAGTCCACTCTAAAACTCTTCTTGTTAAATAGTCTCCTTCATATGTGTCTTGAACATCTACTGAATCCAATATGACCGGAGTATCTCTTACGATATCTAATTCTTCTACTTCTTTTATAGGCACTATAAAGGAAGGAGTAAAAAAGGGAAGTATCTGTTCTAATATCTGTGTGCCGTCTTCTGCATTCTTTACTAATAGAGAAAGAGTCAAAGATATATCCCAAGGAACTGGATTGTAGACAAATGTTTTATTTCCTTCTGTAGTATGAGCACCAGTATATCCAGACATCTTATTAAGTTTTCTTCCTGAGTCATAACTGATCCCAGATATTTCAAAACTCATTCTAGGAAGAACCACCGCGACATCACTACTCTCTGAGTTAATCCTAGAGATATACTTTTGTGCAGGCCCATATGAAAGTGGTACTCTTATGATGCTCGTAACATTTCCAGAAGAATCTTTTCTCTGGATATCTATGTCATCAAAGAGAGAACCGAATCCTATAATATAGTTTCGAAGAGTTCCTCTGTATTGTGGGGTTATGCCTAACATTAGTAACTCTCACTGAATGGGTTGGTAACTGAGAAGTCAATAACAGAATCAGCAGTTCCAGAGAAATCTGATCCACCACTATTATCTACTACATTCTCTGTTGTTTCTATATAAGTTATTTGTTGTGTCGCACCTAAGAGATACTCAGCCCCAGAGGTTGCACCGATAGTATTTGTGTTCTGTGAGAATGTTCCGGTAAGTGATCCAACTCTCAGAACATTGGTTCCAGAGTTCCAAGAGATTACTTCTCCTGTAGCGGTTGCGTTTGCAAGATCTGCTCCCTGATAGATAGTCTCACCTACAGAGAATTCTCCAGTTCCAGTTCCAAAAGTTAAGTCTACACTGAATGTCGTATTCTCAGTTCCGATATCATCTATCTCTGCAACACCAGTATCGAATGACTCATGTGAGTATTCGAAGAGCTCTGTTGTCAATCTGAATACATACATTTTGCCAAGTTGATAGAATGGCACTTCATCTTCGACAAATTGAATCTCGAAACACCTATCAACCAAAGGAAAATATATTAAGTCTCCAGATAGAGGGATTGTTTTGCTTGTGGCTTCTGTGAATCTTTTCTTTGATACAATAACATTCAATTGATCTCGTACTTCAAGACCGAACTTAGAAAGGAAGTCTCCTTCACCAGCAAATCCATCCGTATCTTCTATATGCATCTCTACCAGATATGCAGTATTGAATTCACTTAGAGTTGCTTCGTTGAATACAGTATCAGAGTTTACTTCAGTTCTTTCTATATAATAAAAGTCCTGACCGTGAATCTGAATAGACTCAACGACCAAATCCTCCAAAAGATTTTGTTCAGATGCAAAGTTTGTCTGATTAAAATATTGATTGACCGCCATGTTAACCTACCAAGAAATCTACAGGTAATTCGTAGTTAGTAGACATCTCTTCCTCAAGTTGAGTTATCTCTTGGTTTGCTTCGTCCAAGATTCTTGTTCCACTAAATGTCATGCCTCCCGGCATTTGAATTCCTTCGTATTTCGATAGATTCTCCCCCCACTGTTTCTTTATAAGTGCAGTCGCATATCTTTTCAACCATCTATCATTCCAAACATCCGTATAAGTATCCGGATCTAATACACGATACACTTCCACAATTAGATATTCGTCAACGTCTAGGCTTTCCTCCCAATCAATATCTAAGAACAATCGATTCTGGTGACGATTAAATCTAATCGGCACTCTTCCTGTGATCATATCATTTACTAACTGAAGATGTGATTGTGTAAGTTCATAAGTCAACAACTCCATGCTCTGAAGATCATAAATTTCGTTAAGGTGCATCTGATATCGGACATCAAAGAAACTTTTAGAATATCCATCGGTTTTGTCAAATAATGGCAAGACTCTCTTGACACCAACAATGGCATCGTTAAGTTCGATGTAACCGTTTGTGATATTATCCTGAGTAACTTGATGTTTCAGATAAACCTTTTCTACCGCATCATAGTGATAGTCGCGATAGTGCTCAAACGCATCGTCAACACGATCATCGACTTGTTCGTCGGCTATGTTTATCTGGATTACAGGTTTGCCTAATTTTCTGAGACAGTATTCTTTGAATTCACTTCTGCTGGATATTGCAGGCATACTAATACTCCTATTCTATAAGAGTATTTATATTTTTAGGATTTCCTTCTTTTTCTTGGTTTGTAAAAAGGAAACTTAATAACCTCAGAGTCTAGGTTTATTTGATGTTTTTCGAAGGTTTCTTCATTGAGATCTATCTTCTCTATACGAGCATTGACAGGAAATTCCTCCATAGGAAACTCTTTCATTCTTTGGAAGAACATACCTTCGACATTAAACTCAAGATCCGGATCTTCTTCAAACAATATATTCTGTCTCTCAGAGAAATACGATACATTATTTCCCAGACATACCGGATAGAATCGTTGGTTCTTATAATTAGAAGAATATGTATAGTGATCTAATTTAGTATACTTAGAGCTCTGATTGTCGTATAAGAATATCTCGTTATTTGAGTTGATAGATACTTCATAATCTCCAAAGAAGAACTTCTTATATTTGAATGCAAATCTGGGGATAGACACATCAAAGATACACACGCCGAGATTAGTATTGATAACCAGAGAGATCTTATTCTCTTCTTTAGTTCCTATCTCTACATTCTTGATGATTTTGTTTCTTAATTTAATCTTTCTTGCGGATTGGAAATTATTAGAAACAATTATTATTTCGTTTTGAGTGATGAAGAAATTATAATAACTCTTTCCAAAGATCGCAGTCTTTGATTCTACTAGAGAATCTATTTTAAGACTAGAAGAATTAATCCAAGCTTTCTTTCTTGCGTGACTATAGTTGAGAAGTGATATAGTATTATTGAATACTATCGGAAAAGTATTTGTCTTTTGTTTCTCTTGAAAAAAAGTTCCAAATGTATTAGTATTACGAGTTCTATATTTATACTCTATCTTGTCATTTGGAGAATAGAAAAAAAGAGATTCTTTTTTGTTTCCAATACAGAACCCCCCTTTGTTGTCATAGTTGAGGGAGAATGCGAAATTATTATCAACCTTGATGGGAAAGTTACATTCATATTTCGATGTTAACTTCTCGCCATCAAGATTGTAATAATCATCCAAGTAGTTTATTGAGTCTTCACTCAGCGTCAATTCTTTCATAAAGAATATTTATATTGTATTATTATCCGAACATTAGAATATTAGAAATATTCCTCTTGGCGAAGATCCTGAGCTCCAAGGACTTGGCCCGGGCCCGTTTGCTTCAACTTTAATTTTATTAATTCTTACTCCTGCTTCTCCATACTGCCAATTCGGATCTTGATTGACGGTATCATACGGAGACTGATTAGCAGTAATAAGACTTGGAGCACCATATTTTCTTTGATTTTTATTCTTGTTATCAATAACTTCCCACTGATTGGTATCTACATTAAAAACTGATGTCCTATTATTACCGCCAAATGGGTAAGCACCCCCTCCGGATCCAAATCCTGTAGATGTGCCATTACTGACAAACCCCTTTAATGTCGCAGTCGTCCCTAAGTTTATTATTACTCCAGAATTAATTCGGGGAGAGTTTACTTGCACTTTGATAAGTTGGCCTGAGTTCATTTGTTGGGTGTGATCCATTGCATCATATTCATCAAAAGAACCAAGTGGTAGTCCGCCCCATTGATAGTAAGAGCCATAGGGCCCAGACTCCAAAGAATGACCAGAAAAATCTGGAGCAAAATTAAGAGAAAAATCAGAGGAACTTGTTGCAACATTCACAGAATCATCCGCAGAGAATGTAAGAGAAAATGTTGCTGGATTGGATGCGTGTGGTGTAACAGTGAAAACATTGTCGTTTTGTTCGACTGTAGTTCCGTCTAAAGATCCGCTAGAAACTGCATATGAAAATGTTACTGGATCATTTTCTGGATCCGTTGCGGTCATTGTGATGACTGTAGGAGTTCCATCTGTCGCAAGTTCATATGACGCATCATTCCCCGATATACTAGGAGCAGTATTAATCAACGCAGTTGCATACCAACCGTCTGCAGTTCTAATATACAAATTATTATTAGATTGAACTACTGCTTGATCGCCGGGACTTGCACCAGTAGGAAGATCTCCGACTGTTGCGACAACTTGAAGTGCAGCCGCAGTAGGAGCGGTGTATGAAACCACACCATTATCATAAGACAAGTCTCCAGAGACACTTATTGCCGGTTGAACATTTGCTGCCTTAAGAAACTTATTTCCACCTTCTGTTAAGTTATCTGTATTACTGACTCTACCCATATCCGCCGCGCCAGATCTCAACTCTGCAAGACCTTCAGACATTTCTACTAGATCATCTATAGATGCAGTAGGAATCGCAGCAGCCATCTGAGTATCAATATCAGTTTCTACTTCTGCGTCATCTGTGAGTCCCACAAATCTAGCGGACTTTGCAAGTCTTCCTAGATCTCTTGGTGTCTGACCAGCTTGGACTCGATTTCTAATACGAGTCTTCATGTTGATCTTTGAGTTTTCTAAATTAGTATTTGGCATTATTGTTTCCTATTGAAATTAAGTTGTTGCAGTAAATAAGTATGCTGCACCGCTTCCGTTATACCCACTCTCTTGAGCACTCCATGCTCCAGCAACTATTTTAGTTCCGTGTACCGCAAAGTTATGTCGAGAAGACCCATTTCCATTGGATGCAAATCTATCAATAGTATCACCTCCATCAGTATTTGGATTTGATATTGTCAAAGATGATAAGTATGCTGCCGAAAGATCGCTGTTTGCAGTTCCACCAGTTGGTAGTGCGTCGAAAGAATAAGACCATATGGTATCGTCGTTTGCATTAGATGTTACAAAAAATGCGCCATCACCAACTTCTATTCCTTGGCCAAAATTATTTGTGTATCCGGGCAAGTGATTCCCGCCAGAAATTTTACCTTTGACAGTAGGAGCGGAAGCATTATCGTCAGTCGAATCGAAATCAAAAACCCAAACATTATCTGTTCCTGCATTCCCTGGCGAAGATATTAATAAGTGAGTATCGGTAATGGCTACACAAAGACCAAAATTTCCATAGTGAGCCTGAACTGGCGGATCAATTTGATATGTTGATTGTGTTGATAAATTATATAGGTTTGCTCTGCCTGGTTCAGTGAGTCCTGCTTGACCAGAAGTTCCATCAGCACTATATAACAACCAATTATTTTTAACTGCCATGTTTCTACCAGAAAACTTACCATTACCAGAAATAAAACTACCTAGAACTGGATTTGATGGGTCGGTCATATCTACTTTATATGCCCCTCCAGAAGTTGAACTACTCCAATTTAAAGCATATGATGACCAAAGAAGAGTATTCCCGTCTTCGGTCATAATAATACTATCTCCAGCTCTACCTCCAGTTACGGAATTGAGACCAAACCAGCTTGTCAATAAATTACCAGTGGATATGCTATAGATATCTAAAACAGTCTGATTGTTACCACCATTTTTCCGGTTGCTGGTTACAACGACTATTCCTTTTCCTTCATGTATTAAACATTTACGTTCACCATTTGTTATATTTCCATTATTTGATGTAAAATAATTTGCTGCGCCAAAGTCTAACGTATGCAACAATGTTCCTGACATATCATAGAGATAGTGCTTTCCTCCACGATAACCTGGCGAAAACCATTCTTCCGAACTAACAACAAAATAATTTTCTGATATTGCCACGGTACGACCAAATTTGTTCCCGTCATTATCGTCTGTCCAAGTAGAGTAGCCGGGATTTGGATTTACTATATGTGTTGTATTCCAAGAAGAAAACGCAGACCAATCTATTGCAAAACCAACTGTGAATTCTGAAGTTGCATCTGTGATATTTGTTCCGTCACTTGCTCTAAATGTTATTGAGAAAGGAGCAGTATCATTACTATCAGAACTTCCTGTGATCGTGAAAACATTACCAGATTGTGATACTGTAGAACCACCTAAAGATCCTGCAGATACCACATGAGAAAATGTGATAGGATCTCCTTGAGGATCTGTTGCATTGAGAGTAATAACTGTATCTGCGCCTGGGCTCAATGTATATGAACCGTCTGGTGTTGTTGTAAAACTTGGTTTCTGATCTACAAGGCCTACATTGAGCCAAGAAGATCCTGAGTTAATATAAAGTTTCTTATTCTCTTCAACTATTCCCTTTGCACCAACATTAGTATTTTCTGGTAAGGGCAAATCCCCAACTGTCGCATAAACTGTTAATGCATCTGGTAGTGCGGTATAAGATAAGACTCCAGTTCCGGAATCATAAGATAAGTCTCCAGATGCACTGAATGAACCTCTGACTCTTGAGTCAGTTACATAGAGATTACTAGAACCTTCTGGGATCATACTGGAAACTGGATCTGTCGCGGTAGCCGAAGTTCTCAATTTTTTGACACCGAATGCAAGTTTCTCAATATCTTCAGTAGAAGCACTATCCGCCATTGCAGATACCTTTGTATCCAACGCAGTTTCTAGATCCGCATCATCGTCTAGATTTGCCTTTTCTATTGTTCTAGATAACTTAACAATCTGATCTGCACTGGTAGCACTACCTAATGCTGCGAGTAGTTTTGTCTTAAGTGTATCTCTTGCGGTAAACGTATTAGCCATTTAATTATTCTCCTTTGAATACATAGATTGCGCCGACATTATTTTGGTTTGCATGATCCTCTCCTTTCGCGGAGACTGCAAAATAGTTTTCGCATAAAGCAACTTCTGATCCGAATCTGTCATCAGTTCCACTTGCAGAATATAAGTCTGGATCTTCGATAGTATGTAATAAACTTCCTGATACTATGTCATAGAGATAACACTTACCAGCATCAGCGCCAGCAGTTCCTGTCTCATACCATGCACTGACCAACGCAGTTTGACCATCAACAGCAACTGACCAACCCATGTAATCTACATCAGTTCCACTGTCCGGATTTGGGTTGTCAATCGTGTGTAAGAGTGTTCCTGTCGCGACATTGTAGAAGTACGCCTTACCAGAACCAGACCCCACAGCAGCGTCAGATTCCCCGAAAGCACCCACTACGAGATAGTCTCCATCAATCGCACAGTCAATTCCAAAATTATCTAAAGCACTTGTTCCGTGTGCATTTGGATTGACAAATGTATGAAGTAAACTGCCGGAATCTACAGCATATACATATGCAACACCTGAGTTGCTTCCATCCGCAGCATCTTCTTCTACAGTAGAAACTACCATGTAGTTTCCAGAAATATCAACTACCTGACCGAATTGGTCTGGTGTAGATCCGTATACATTTGGATTTGTCAGTGTGTGCAAAATCGCACCTGTTGATGTAGAACAGATATATGCCTTGTCTTGATTGTATCCACCGACTGCGATATAGTCTCCATCAATCTTAACAGAATGACCGAACTGCGCTCCTGCGTCTGGGCCGCTGATAGTTCTTAAAAGTGTTCCCGACATATCGTAGACGTATACTTCATCTTGATCTCTGTTACCAGCAACAACATGAGTGCCGTCTATACCGACAGAGTTTCTTCTTCCGAAGCTTCCTGCTGTTACTGGATTGGGATTGTTTACAGTCCAATGAGTAACGCCCGCTGATGCGTTTCCTATAAGTTTAATAACACCATATCCACTGTATGCCTTATCGATTCCAATAACAGTGTATGTTTCTGTCATATCTACTGCAAGATCTGATTCGCCTGTAGTTCCACCAGAACCAGAGAGTTTAACAGACATACTGTCAACGGTACAAGAAGATTCTAATCTCCGAGCAATCCCGATTCCGTCAACCGCAACTCCATTTCTTTGTGTTCCAGTATATGTGAAGTTAAATGTATATGTGCCTGGGGATTCAATTATTCTTCCATACCCAGATCCATTCGCATCCAATCCATCACCATATATTCCATTTCCGTTATCTCCTACCAAATCCCATTTCATAGATCCAGTTACCGCACTTACGACTATTGTCGCGGTGTATGTTTCTCCAACTTGCATACCGATATTGCGTTGATATAGTGGTCTATAATCACTGGTAGTTGACATAACTGCCTGGCCGCCAGAGATTGTCCAGAAAGAAGTTCCTAAATTTTCTCTATCTTTATACCAGTCAGAATCCGTATCAAAATTTGGATTCGGATTAATCGGATCGGTATCTGTCAAATTGTAAACACTACTAGCAACAGTAGTACTTATTGTGAGCGGACTCCAATCTACTGGTGTGGATGAACTAGAACCACCGGATGTTGTATATGGGGTTTCTGTAACAACAGTAGGACTGCCGGATGCAGTTATAGTTCGATTAAACGAAGACGCATCAACGATATCTGTGGTGTTACTGCTAGATATTAGTAGTGATGTTCCTGCAACATCTCCTAGTGGCGATGTTGTCGGAGTGAAGTTTGCATTGTAGACCGATGTGCCCTTAACGATACGCAAATCTGCAATCTCTCCATCAAAATATCCAGTAGTGGAACTAACCCTTCCTATTTCAAGATATCTTGGTAATTCCACATCCCACTGACTAGACGATGTATTTATTAATTGGCCATCAATATAAATTCTAATGTAATTATCAGATTGTCTAGTCAATGCAATATGGTGCCACCCATCTACAGTAAGACCGCCTCCGGAGTTGGCTGTAATATCTTTGTTGCTGGGCCTAGTGCTATCGTACAAAGAGACATTTCCTGTGCTAGAAATATACAATAACTTTTCATATGTTCCCAAATTATTTGTAAAGTTCAATAATCCGTTGCCATAATAGTTAGCAAGATCATTTGGGGAAATCCAAAATTCTGCAGTAAACTCTTCATTGGAAGAAATGACAGTTGATTGGAAATCTACGGTTAAGTAATCATCCGAACCATCGAACTGTATTGACGATGTGGGCGAACTAGAACTTTCTCCAGAACCACTGGATGCACTTGATCCCTCTGAGATTGCAGTTGCATCGCCGAAGTAATCACCGACAACACCATCACTTGCAGTAATCTTAACTTCGTTAGATCCATCTAAGTCATACATATAGATTGCGCCGTTTCCTCCAGAATAATTCATGGGGGCCCCAACTAAAATCTTACTATTCATTATTGTGACAGAAGAACCGAATCCATCGTTTGCTGCGCCGTCACTTGCAGTAATCTTAACTTCACCAGTTCCATCTAAATTATAAACATATACCGATCCATTCGGACTATTTGATTTTGGAACATCACTAGCACTAGTTGGCCCTCTTGCGCCGACTGCGACCTTTCCGTTTCCAATTGCGACACTCCGGCCGAATGCATCATATTCTGCCCTATCAGATGGCATTATTTTAATTTCGTTTGATCCGTCCATGTCATAGAGGAACATTGCACCAGATGTTTGATATCCCGACACATCTCCCTCATTTTCGTTATATGCACCTACTGCTATTTTATTTTCTCCGATGGCGACTGCATATCCGAATTGTGCATATTGGTTGAGATTTGATGAAGTTACTTTAGTTTCATTGGTTCCGTCTAGGTCATATATGTATATTGCGCCTTTACTATCGTTATTAGAAGCTCCTCCTACAACTTTGCCCCCACCAATCGCAACTCCTCTGCCGAAATTATCATTCTGAGCTCCATCACTTGCAGTCATCTTAACTTCACCAGTTCCATCTAAATTATAAACATAGATCGCTCCGGCGTTATAGTAATTTACTTGACCATCATCTTCTTCGGCTGGCGCTCCTACTACTATTTTATTTTCTCCAATTGCCAGGCCTTTATCACCGAACTGGTCGTTTGCTACAGCATCACTTGCGGTAATCTTAACTTCGTTAGATCCATCTGAGTCATAAACATAGACTGCTCCAGCGCCATTACCTTGATCATCATCTCCATATGCACCTACCGCAATCTTACCATGTCCGGCCGCAACTGAACTGCCAAATACATCCCAAGTTTCACCATCACTTGCGGTAATCTTAACTTCGTTAGATCCATCTGTGTTGAAAAGATATACAGCACCTGCTTGATCTCCATTATCATTATCATCCCTCGGCGAGCTCGCCACAAGTCTTAGACTTGGTACTGATGAAGAACTTTCTCCGCTTTCAGAACTTTCTCCAGAACCACTGGATGCCGAACTAAATCCGCTGTTGTTTCTCCAAATTAAAAGACCTCCATCATTATATGCAGAGATGGCAATAGTTGCATTAGTACCGTCATCTCCCATTGATATAAATCTATGACCTTGATTTCCATAAGAATTTGATGATCCATCAATTGACTGCACTACGGTATCTGTGTCAGTATCGATCAAAAGAAATGCCAAATTTGCAGTGCTGTGAGCAGTTGACATATATCCAACCGACAAATATTTTCCAGCAGAAACAACTGTCTTTGCAAATTTATTAGCCTGTGTCAACCCGAAATCGCTAGGTTCGAATGATGTAGTTAAACTAGGATTACTTGGATCTGTGATATCGTATTTGTAAAGTTTACCGTTATCACTGCCTCCATATTTGCAATCTCCGACATACAAATTTGTTCCGACAATTGTCACCGCACCAGCATGGGCATATTGTTCTGCTCTTCCCCAACTTTCTCCGCCACTATTTCTTTCTGGGGCCGTTACTCGGAATAGATTAGTTCCGGCATGATCAAATAACATTATTTCATCAAGGCCACCGCCAGTATAAGTACTTACTGCAGCAACAGTCTCTCCCAGTGCAGCGTCAATTCCATACTGGACTCCGTTTGGATTAAATGGATATTGTAGATCAACAGAAGTATATTGAAAAGGATCTAAACTTGTAATATTAAATAACTTAGCAACACCAGCGTCTCCAGTAGCAGTACCTGTTTGACTGTGTGAAAGTACTGTATTTCCATAGACTTTGATATTATCGCCGGGAAAATTATTTCCTTGATGATCTAATAATGTGCCATATAAAGATCCGTCTGTCGGATTATAAACTGTAACACCGGCTGTGGCCCAGTTGGAAGATTTACCTATAACAAAAATAGTATCACTACCACCCATATTACTACTCATAGTACCGTCTTGAGGTATAGACCATTGTTGTGCGCCACTATCTCTGTCATATGCATAGAAATTATCAGTATAACCATCTCTGGCAACAATAATATTTCCACATACCGCTGGAGTAGGATTTGCGTTGATACCAGTAATTGAATGAAAATTATCGGCAAATACACTTCCAGACCAATCTACAGAAGCAGCTCCTCCGCCTCCTGCTGCCGCAACAACCGCTGCAACTTTCCATTCGGATCCGTCCCAGTATTTTAGACATGATGCTTGCACATCAAATACAACCTCTCCAGTTGTTCCAGATGCTGGTAAATTTTGTGTTAGTGAGTATTCCGGAATATTAAATGCTCTTGAAGCGTTTTCGAATTTACCGCTGATACTATTATATACAAGTGTCTGATCATTCTCTATTGTGGACAACTGAACCTGATGAAGGCCACCCACAGTGACTCCACCCCAGTTCTTTGAAGTTCCATTCGTAGAAAAGAATTTTCCAGAATGATTAGTTTGAGAACCAATAAACTCTCCTGATACAGAAGTAGTTTGTGGTTCTAACATATTTCCAATTGCTTTCCCGATTTTTTTCAAGTCAGACGCAGACGCAGTTCCAGCAATTGCTGCTGCTCTGGTGTTGATTGCAACTTCTAATGCTGCATTTTCTGATTGTTCAAGACTTGGAGCAACTCTGGATATTTTTTGTAACTCATCCGCAGAGGCCGTTTGTGCGACCTCTGATGCTCTTTCGCTAATTGATGTTATCGACGTTGATAGTTGTGCGTCAGCCATTCGGCAACTCCCTTAAATTACTTTGTTAATGACAGTATAAGGAACCAACCAAATATTAAGATACTGGTACGCTATACCATCCTGATCCTGTGAAGATGTACAGTCTGTTAGTAGAAGTAACGAGTGCTTGATCGCCTGCGTTATTTCCACTCAGAGGTAATTCTGATGAATTAGTATAAACTGTCAATCCACCTGCTGGGGCAGTGAAAGAAAATTCACCAGTTACTGAATTATAACTTACGTCTCCGCTGGATTGAATTAATCCTCTTGCTCCACCTTGAGAAAAGTATTGGTTCGTAGAACCAGCAGGAACATCATCAGAACTAGAAATGGAAACACCACCTGTGTCCACATCTCTTGTGATGAGTTTCTTAATTCCTCTACTTAACTTGTCTACTTCGCTCGCATTAGCAGTTGTGGATAGAGACAATGCTCGAATGTTGAAATCTCCCTCAACTTCTCCGTCTGTATCCAAACCTGTATTCTTTGCAGCCCTAGACAACTTTAATACATTATCTACATCCGCACCACCGACTTCTGCACGAATTTTTGTTTTCATCGCGCCGATTGCGTTTTGTAAATTTGAATCTGCCATGTCTGTTATCCCTCGTTATTTTGTTTTATTATTTAGTGAAACCACCGAAAGCAGTCCACGCACTTCCGTTCCAATAATAAATGTTATTGTTGTCCAAAGTAAATGCAAAGTCTCCATTGCTTGCACTTGCAGGCAAAGAAGCAACTGAGTTATACTCCGTGGCAACTGTTTTATTTACTAAGGTTTCTCCGGTAAATCCAGAACCAGAATAAACTGGAACTTCGCCGTCAGAAACACTGGTTAAATCAGAAACATCTGATAGTGCTGGTGTTCCCCAAGAGACATTTGTTCCGTCTGTTGTAAGATACTTACCACCATTTCCAGATTGTGTAGGAAGTTCTCTTCCTGATTCTGTGTTAGGTTGAACCAAGTCCAGTACCTTTGACAAACTGTCAGAAAGATCTAAAAGAGTATCGACATCATCTTCTGTAGCAAGAAGCGACTCTAATCTTGAGTTGATTAGTGTTTCGATTGTTACGTTATCAGTTTCTCTTAGATTCTTGACCATTCTTGCATATTTCAAGAGTTCGTCTTTGTTTGCAGTAGAGACTTGTGCTTCGATGTCAGCAACCATTGTAAGTCTTGCTGCGTCTAATGCGCTATCTGTATATGACATTCGTTTTTCTCCGTTATATTTCTATTAGTTTGCAGCCGATACTGCGAGCCAAGGACTATACACTGAGATAGTTCCTCTCATTGCAGAGTGATTACCACATTGGTAGTATAAGTAGTCGGGAGCATCCATCGGAACTGTGATAGACACATTTCCAGATTGCGCTCTAGAGTTTGTTACTCCATTTGTGTATTCTCCGAAATAAGAGCCCGCACTGTAGTAGGTTCCATCATCCGTAGTAAAGTAGAATGGATGACCAATTGTCGAAGTTCCATCAAGAGTGAAAGTATATGTGCTTCCTCTATAGAATGTTAACGGGATATTATTTTCCCCTCCCATTATATAGACACCAGATGCAGCACTAACTCCCCTAGTTACATTTTCTACACAATAGAATTTGAAATCTGATCCACATAATACTATTTCGCCCTTCTCTCCATCAGTGGGAAGATTCGCGGTATCTGCATAGTATCGGATCTTCGCCGAATCGGGGGCAGTAGAAACAAATGCAGTTGAAGCAGCATCGTAAACTAGAATATCTCCAGCCTGTGGAGTTCCGGATAGGGCATTCATATCAGACAAAGATACTTTTGCCCACTGAGTAGACATACCATTTGTCTTTAGAATTCTATCGGACAACCCAGTGTCATCTGGAAATTGAATACCGTCTACAAATTTTGTTTCCAACATATTTGCGACAGCTCTGGATAATTTGAGTTTTTCATCAATCGTTGCAGTAGAATACAACGAACTTACTCTTGCGTTGACAGCAGTTTCTGCTGTTGCATCATCAGTCTTTTTGATTTTTTTAAGTGCTTCGGTGATGTCAGCAAGTTCTGATGCGGTTGCACTTGAAATAAGTGATTGACCTCTAGAAAGTACTGCAGCAATCGAAGTGCTTAGATTTGAATCCGCCATTTATGATTCTCCTTTGCGTAAATTAGGATTAATTTAATCTCATCAAGTATTGTATGTCTATATTTATGGATTTATTTCTCTCAAGAACACCAAAATTAGAAATATTTTTAAAATAATTCTAACTTTTTGTTTCCCTTATTTCCTGAGATGTACCAACAAAGTATAAACTACCAGCCAAAACTCTTTCTGCGATATCAAAAAGTTCTCTCTGATATCTAATATATGCCATTTTATCTTCTTTAGAAGAATTTGCATCATAAAAATTAAAGTCTTCTAGGTTCTTTTCTATCTTACTTATAAATGTAAGAAGTTGAGGGCCGTGTACAGTTCTTTTACTCATTGTCTAACATCAACTCCATAATAGTTAAATAGTTTTTAACTAGTCGTAAATCTTCAGAATATCTTTCTCTCACATCGTCTTCATTAAAATCTGCAAGAATGCAGTTCTGTTTAAGGATACTAACAGCCTCTTCAATAGCCTCTCTCACTCTTTCCGGACTTTTCATTGTCTGGATATTATATAATTTCATTGGAACCATTCATCTTTCCTTTTAAATGTTCACTTACTATTTATAATATATTTTCTGAAGAACATAAAAAAAGGGGAGCAATGCTCCCCTTTTTATCACTATAGATATCTATTAAATATCTGACATTGACATTACAGATACTCTAACGTGTCTTGATTCCGTGAGGTAACAAGTAAGAGTATTTGCGTCAGTCTCTTCTACAGGTACGAGATCGTTAGCATACAATCCGTCATCACCCAATACCATAACTTGTACAACCAAGAAGTTGGAGTTCAAGTTGTGAGAAATTGTGTGAGTCGTAGCTGTTGATGTAGACTGGAAGGTAAACTTCGTAGAGTTTACAGCAGATCTGATCGCACTGTCACCAGAAATTCTAGCAGCAGTTTCTGTTGCGAGGTCGCCCTCAACATCAGAGATCAAAGAGTCCAGTTCAGATGTTTTAGACTCAAGTTGTGAGTCAAGAGCAGCATCTACTTCCTTCATCGTTGTCGCAGAGTCAAGATAGTTTGTTCCACTGTGAGCAGAGAACGTACCATCTGCATTCAGACCAGCAGCAGTTTCTATGGCATCAACTTCTGTCTGTAGACCAGTAATACCAGATGTTACTGAACCAGCAACTGAATCAGCAACTGTCTTGATTTGAGCATCAAGGGCTGCGTCTACTTCCTTCATTGTTGTTGCGCTATCAATGTAGTTTGATCCACTATGAGCAGCGAACGTACCATCTGTATTCAGGCCAGCAGCTGCTTGAGTATCATCCAATTCAGATTGGAGACTAGTAGCGTCAGACTGAAGGTTCAAGATGTCAGTAATTACTGAAGTAGCAACTCTTACACCGTTTGAGTTCTTAGTAAGAGTATTGCCGTCCAACTTCAACTGCAGCGTAGCAGCAGTATCTGTTGAAGCAGTAGATCCATCTACAGACAACATCATACCAGAATCAGACGCAAGGTCTAGACCGATTTCGTCAGAAGGTAGTTCTACAACACCAGCACCAAATGATAAGAACAGTTCATTACCATTCTTCTTGATACCAGCACCAGCTTCGATTTGTCCAGCTCCTGAGAACTGTTCAAACGCCATATTGGTAGAACCTACATTGACTGCACCGTCAGTTACAAGAACGAAACCGTTGTTTGCGTTGACAGTACCTTCTTCGACAAATGTAAACGCACCAGAAGTGACTTCAGAATTAGAATCAAAGTCTGTTGCCCTTACGGCAGCACCAGATGCCTGAACGACATAGATACCGTTTTCAGATGCATCTGTTTGATCCTTGACAAGTACTCTATCACCACTTGATAGTGTAACACCGTCAACTACTGAACCGTTAGCGAGAGCGCTTGAAAGGTTTACGTTTGCTGTTGTTGTGGCTCTTACTGATGCCTTAACATCAAGACCAGAAGCAGTTGCATCTACATAACCCTTAGTCGCAGCATCCGCATCGTCAGAAGGAGAAGGCAAGTTAGTGATTCTGTTGCTACTCATGTTCAGAGTACCAGCCATTGTATCACCAGCTTTCTCTACTGCAGCGTCAGCAACATCAGATACTGACTTAATTGCACTGTCTAGTGCTTCGTCAGCAGTCTTCATAGATGTTGTTGAATCTAGGTAGTTAGTACCACTGTATGATACAAAAGTACCATCAGCAGCAAGACCTACTGCGTTTTCTACAGCATCAACTTCTGACTGCAATCCAGAAATTCCAGTTGTAATTGAACCGGAAACTGAATCAGCAACAGACTTGATTTGTGCATCAAGAGCTTCGTCAGCAGACTTCAATGATGTGGCAGAAGCAAGATAGTTCGTAGAACCGTTTGCAGTATACGAACCGTCAGCATTAAGACCAGCACCAGCTTGTGTTGCGTCTACTTCAGACTGAACTGCAGCAACAGCAGAATCTAAAAGATCATCAGCATTACTTAATGATGATGCACCACTGATGTATGTTGCAGAACCGTTAGCACTATAAGCACCATCGGCACCAAGTCCAGCACCCGATTGAGTTGCATCCAACTCAGACTGCACATTTCCAATAGAAGTTGCATTTGCGCTGTCTGCAGAGGCTCTTGAAGTTGCCTCAGCAGTGATCGCGTCAGCATTCACCTTAATCTGTGCGTCCAGTAAAGAATCAGCATTCTTTAATGAAGTTGCAGTTGTAATAAAGTTTGACGAACCATCAGCGGTGTATGAACCGTCTGTGTTCAACCCTGTGCCAGATTGGCTAGTGTTGATTTCGTCTGATACTGCTTTAATTGCAGCATCCAACAATGCGTCAGTCCCTTTAAGGGTTGTTGCACTGTCAATATAGTTTGTTCCGCTGTGTTGGGTTAATGAACCGTCAGCAGCAAGACCAGCACCAGTTTGTGTAGCATCCAATTCAGATTGGAGCGCCGCGTCAGCGTTTTGTCTTGCGGTTTCTTCAGCATTAACATCTGCAACTCTCGCAGCTGTTTCTACTGCAATTGCCGATGTCATCTCTTGAAGAGATACCGCTTGACGTACTACGACTTGATCGCTTCCGTCTAAACTAGAGAACTTAAATACTTTTTCAGTAGTATTATACCACAAACGACCAGCGGCCGCAGGTGTGGGATCGGCAGCAACCTGTTCAATTCGTAAACTTTCGATTACTGAATTGTCTGCAAGTTTAATGCCGTGAAATTTAATATACTTATTAGACATTTTTTTCCTCTCTGTTAAAAAGATTTAATTTTGCAAAAATAAATGATTCGGTAACTCGAATCGACAGTGTTCTATTTATAAAAAGAAAGGAGTTTAACTATGGTGTTTCTGGTAATAATTCAACATTGTCAAAAATAACATCAACATAACCAGTAATTGTTTCAGAAAGGTGTACTTTGAAACTATTAGAATCTAATATTTCCACATAAGCAATAAAGGGCGTTCCATCAGTTTCGAAAAGTTTTTCATGGAAAGAAGTAGTTCCTTTGTCATGTTGAATAACCCATTGATTTGCAGGAGTAGTTATAACAAAACGAAATGTCTTTAATACTGGTTTATTAACTAGATCTACATAATCTGAAGATACAGCAATACTTGCAAGTTCTAAATTAGTTCTCGCTTCTGCAGCAGTGGAACCACCAGTTCCACCATGCTCCAGGCCGATGTGCTCGCCGGTTTGAAATTCAGCGAGCCCCTCGGTATTTCCTGTGCCATCCTTATTAACTCTAATTGGGATAGTAGAGTTAGACATATGTTACTCCTACTTACGATGATAGGAGCCGTGTATCCGCCTGTGATGATGTGATTCCATATCCAGCGACCATTGCCAAAACTCTCATACCATTACCAAAAGGTTTCGTTGACATAAGTGCCTTATACAGTCTTCTCTTGTCTGTTGTACCAGTAGTACTGAATCGATCACTTGTTATCAAAGTATCCTGACCTACGGCACCTCCATCAGAAAACGCAATCAAATCCAATTCTTTTCCTGTAAAGAAGTATCTCTGTGATCCCAATCTATTCGGGAACTGGATTACTAATTGTCCGTCTTCATTCAATGCAAGTTGTTCTAATATATTTAGTACCGCATGAGAGTCCGTCTCAGATATACCGGCGAAAACGTGTCTATCCCAAGGTTTCAATACGTCTTTCTCGCGAACTACGAATCTTCTGAATCTTCCTTGGTTCTCAATATCAAATGCCTTCAATTCTTGTTCTACGAATTCATCAACTCTGAAATCAAAAACTCTAGATCCAAATTGATTTGTCAAACCTTCTACAAAGATAGAAGTTGTTCTATCTATTGTTTCTCCGCTCGATTCATCTACAGAGAAGAAAGGAGTTAAGTCGGAGTACAACAATGGTGGCTCTGAAGTTTGATATACACAGTGTACTGGTTGTGATAATGAATCATAATCCGGAACACCAGTTGTAGAATCAACGTGTCTTTGAATAACAAACCATGCGTAATCGTCAGATTGGGCACTTGCTGCTTGATCTCTCAAATAGAAAACAATACCGTGATCTGCGACAGTCAATGTATAACTCATTGGGTATGTTAACGCAACACTTCTCTCCTGTTTACCAGTTCTTCTGAAGAATCCTTTTTGCATTCTCAGAGTACCAGTATTAAATGGAGTATCATAAACCAATTCTGTACTAGAACCTCTCAGATACTTGTCTTCATATCTAAACTCTGCCTTCGTTGTTTCTGTTCCGTCAGAAGTTCCTCCACCAAGAATTCTTTCATCTTCAGTACCGGCGGCAACTTTATTATAATCCTTAAACCCGACAATACCGGCAGAAGGATTCAAACCACTAGTTCTAATAGATTGTAAAGATTGAACTTCTAAGAAGTCAGTGACTTCTGGAGATATCAAGTGAGTTCTTGCTCGAACATATCCTGAGTATTGAGGTCTGACACCACCAAGGAATCCCGGCTCTCTAAACTCGCCCTTTTCAAGTCCATCTGCACTTTGTATAGAAGTTACGGTTCCATCACCTTTAATTTGATATTCTGTTGCAACGTGTACTTTCAGATATTCGAACTCGGTATTTCCTTTACTTCCCCCAACACCTTGATAGTTTTGAGTTGCAATGAATGGAGACGCATCAGTTACTTCATAACCTCTGCTTACTTCGAAACGAATTCTCCAAGGTTGATCCCCAGCGACACCACCCAAGTTTGATTGGTCATTTGTTTCTAAAACAACTGGGCCAATTGAGTGATCTGAGATTAATTCAAAACTTTCTAATTCTAAACCGCACTCATGGTATGGGAAAGAAGAATAATGTGCATAGTTATCAGACACAGAAACCTCTGGATGGAATCCTCGCAAATCGGGATCGAATGATGTCTCTGGGCCTTTCCTATCTCCTTGGGATATAAATCCTTTTGAAGAATATGTAGTACCAGCTTCAGAGACAAACCTAGGCCCTGCTGCACCAATAACGTGTTGTTTGTAAGAAGTAAAATACTTAGTATTTCCTCCCAAAGTTGTAGGATGAGTCGTAGCATCTGCACTAGATGTAGATGAATTATTATAACTTGCTCCAACTGCATCTGACAGATGAGTAATTGGATCTGCAAATGTTCCAAAATCTCTGGCAAATGGGAACTTAATTTTAACTTTTTGTCTCACTAAAGAAGAAGGTAATTGAGATCTTACAAATCCAATTGTTTGTAAAGGCCCCAATCCTCCAGTATCATCATCAGTGAAATCATACTGAGTCATTGGTGTAACTGTAAGTTGACCAGTAAACACTGATTCGGATGGTAGATCACTTACATACATTGTATTGTTTATATACTGAGTTCCATCCCACACTTCCATATCATATAAAGATACATTAGTAGGAATATCTGTATATCCATTAGATGTCATTTCATTCATAATTACTAAGAATGAATCGTCTGCTAACCCTGTCGCTGCAGTAATTACAGAACTAAATGGATCTGAATCAGATGATCCTGTAGTATAAACTGTTGAGTACTTAGAAGAATTTTCATTCATCAATCCGTATGCACCAGTTTGGTTGTGTATGGTTGTCTTATCTAGATACGCCCATGAGTCCGGAGTATATTCAAACTTAATTAAGTTTGATTCTAGACTTACTTTCATAAACTTAGATATATAAGAATTAGTTATAACTGAATTCTTGATGGCCGCACCCAATGCTGCAGAACTGCTAAATCTTCTATCTGCAATATACTCCAAAGTCAAGTCGAAAGTTGAAGGAGTGGTGTAGGTTTCTGAAGTAGAACTCTGAGTTATCAAACCACTCAATACAAATTCAAATTTATCCCCATAATAGGCTTCACTTGGAAGTGCAAAATCTACTTTATGGTGATATCCACCTAAGTAATAATTTCCATTTGCATCAGAACTATCTTTTACAGCAACTCCAAAAGAACCATTAATTGCAGTTACCCCAACCGGAGAAGAAGAAGCATTTCTAGTGCTCGTATCAACTGAACCCATACCAAAGTTGGCTCTATCAGATTCTACTCTAACGGGTTCTAAACTCTCAGAATAATTCACTGAATTATAACCAATAGATAAATCAAAACCTACTTCATTAGACCTAAACAGTATATTAGATGTATTTTCAGAATCTATTTCAAAACTATATTCTGGTAAATTATCATTCAACTCATTTGATAATTCTAATGCAAAGTCGGAAATAGAAGTAGACTCCACAGTAATCTGAACAATTACTGGATCGCCAAATAATACATCGCTAGAAGTTCCAGTATATCTTCCTTTAATTCTTTGCAAAGTAAAAGTATAAACATCTCCCAACTGCATACCCGTTACGGCCATCGGAGATGGAGAACTGTCGTCTTCTGTTTTCATAGATAAAGTCATAGAACCAAGAAGGGGTTTGGGTTCTATTTGATCTGAAGTGAAGAATGTTTCTGATTTATCTAAAGCAATCCAGAAATGGTGTTTATTTCCTTGGACTAATTCTTCTTCTTTATACTGAACTAAACTTGCTTCGGTAGAAGTAGACAGACCAGTAGTAACATCTTCCGGAGAAAACTTAACACCTCTTGCAGAATTGATCAAACATCTCTTAACTTTGTTATATTCATTTTCGTAAACAAGTTTAGCAACTGTTCCGATTCCTACATATCCAGTAGAATACCCAGTTCCAGAAATTACCCCACCTTGCGGATCTTTCTTTAGAAATGTCTTACCTTCTCCAGAATTTACGATAAATTCATTAGACTCTTCTGGTTGTACCATATCAAGAGTTACATAACTCATTCTTTCCGTAGGAGATGCACCTCTACCATCATACTCGTTTTGTTCGTCAAAAGTTACTCTTTGCATACCGCTAGGCAAAGGACTTCTCGATTTGATCCATCCGACAACTAATGCCGGAAAATATTGAGTAGTTGCAGCGTTTCTTACATCATCGTTGTCCCAAGAACTAACAGTAAAACTATCTCCGACTTGATGAGAAGTTCCCAAAGAATCATTTACAAGATTCACAATCACCTGATTATTGACATCAAATTCATCTGTTATGGGTGAAATTTTGTCAAGAAGACTTTTCTCTCTTTCAAATTCTATTCTAAAGGATAAAGACTCTGCTGAACCTGTACCAACATTTCCTTGGTGTACTACATCATTACCAGTGGTTTTATCGGCGACATTTGTTAATTCGGTTTGAGCACTAAATCTACTTAACTTTGAAAAAGTAAGAGCTCCAAAATCTCCTGTCTTATCTCCCTTTTCTCCAAGAGTTTGAATACCGGAATTAGAAAATCCGGTAGATTGTGGAGGAATTCTAGAAAGAGTAGTATAATCTGGTTCTTTGACCGATACAGTTACTATAATCTGAGCATTAAGCAGCTGCGTCAGCTGGTTGGGCCCACTTTCAGATGCATTTGACTGGCCAACTCTAGATTGAGTCCAATAATCATAACTCCCCGAAGGATACTGAATTTGAGTCGCAGAAAACCCTCCATTTTTTAGTCTTTGGCCACTATTAGAAGTCAAAGTTGCCCCTTCAAGAATAAATTGATCGTCGGCCGAAGCTTCTCTTTTAGATGATGTTCCAGAACCAACCAATCTATAAGGTCTAACTACTACAGCTATATCATGATCTTGAGCATTAAAAGTGCCAGCTATAGTAAAGGTAAATGGCACATATCTGTTCTCATAGTTTACAGTTACATCTATTGGTTCTGCCCATCCAGTCAATTCTGCAGTAGAATTGTCGTCGTCTCCAAAAGGGTTTTCTGAAAAGATTTTTTCGCCGGGGAAGAAATCTTTAGACAATGCTTCTACTACAAGTTGTCTTCCCTCTGTTTGTTCTACCCATTCGTCTATAAAGACAGTTTTTCTTTGTAGATTTCCATATGGTTTCTTTTCAACATTAACTCTTGTGAGTATTTTTCCGTGAGTAGAATCTTCGGTATCGGGCAAGTCGTATTCTGGAACATAGTTTCCACCATAAACCATCCCAGCACTTGGGAGTCTGCTTTTTAACATTTTCGGGCCATAAGAGACAGTTACAGTCAACTCATTTCCTACTGATACTGGTTGTCCGGCAGAATCTAAAAATGTAATTCCAGTTCCATTTGTAGAATAATTTGGCGTAAGACCTGTCGAGGTTAATTTTGTTACGACATCAGAAGAATCGGTTGTAGTTACTGTATAAACTTGATCTACAGTTTCATCAAAATCTGCGATAGAAAAATCTGTAGAAAACTCTAGAACGCTTTTAGTTCCATCAGAAATGTGTGTTGCAGTTTGACCTCTGACACTTGCAAGTAACTCTGGGTCATACATCATATTCTTTTCAAATATGTTTTTACCCACTACACAGGGATCTCCATTTGCATCTATAAATTCTGTTACAACACCGATTGCTCCTGATTGTTCACCAACAACTCTCTGTCCAACTCTAAATTGAGCAACTTCAGTAAATCTTGCTGCAGCAGGATATATTTCTTTTGCGAGAGGAAAATTATCATCTATACTTCCACTAGAGTCATTATCTCCAGTAAGAGATCCAGTTTGACTAGAAATACTAATTGCGTCTTGTCCCTGATTTGATCCCAAGAAGACACCGGAACCCTCTTCACCAACAGTATCCAGTTGATTAAATACTCTCTCGTACTTGTCTGCACCAATGTTAAAAATAATTTTTTTAACTCGACTTTGATGATTTGTAACACCAGAAGGTAGGGTTTGACTAGTTTCATTAGTCATCATATTTGATGGGTGTGGATTTAAATACGCAAACAATTCGGAGTTTGGCCCAAGGTAAGATGCAGCTGAAGTTGTTCCCGATATTTGATTTAGAGTAGGAAACTCTGACCATCTTTTATTCCATCGTTCTGCGTCTGCATACGCTTGGTGAATGTATTTAAATCTTTGACCTGTTGGATCTTCTCCATTTCCTAAAGGTAAGTCGTAAACAAATTTATTATGATCATGTTCGTTAACTGCAGGCACAGTATAGTTTGGTATTTTTTTGGAGTCTTCAAATGCATTACCAAACGCTCCACCTCCAACCGTAGAGGGATCAGAGTCGTAGTGGTATACAATAAATTTATCGATAAACGAGGTCAACTCGCTGTCAGAGATTGTAAGTTTGATAACTTCGGGCCCAACGTCTGTAAAACCGTTGGCCAATAGATCGTCTGTTAGCTGACTAAGAAGTGGTTTATCGTCATCTTTTTCTTTATCCCAATGATATCCGTCAAGATGTATAACATTATTTCGTTCAAGATTGACGCCCATATGGAGCTCCTTTGCGCTTGGTTTAATACTATATTTAGTTAGATTGTGTTAGTATTTATAATTATTTTTCATTCTATTACGGAGTGGATCCAGATATTAACAAATCAATATCGTCTCTATTTCCGTCTGTCAGAGTAAATCTTAACAGACCACTGATTAACTCTTGACCATCAAACGTAGTCAATAACGGAACCTGTTCCTCTGTTCCATCGTTCAATAAGAGTGGCAAGAAAGGAACACTACTACTTCCTCCCCCTCCCCCTGATGCTGATATAGTAGAAGGTATAAACTTACCAGTTGTATCGTCATACACAATACCTACAGGTTCTCCACCAGCAACCAGAGTATCTATTTCTGATTGCGTGTGTCCAGAATATTCGAAGTTATTTAGTGCGTTTTGAATGTTCTGTATATTATTGACCAATGACTGTATATTTGATCCAATTGATCCACCACCGACTCCAAAGTCTCCAACATATCTCGCACCAGATATGTAAATTACATTTCCGTTGATTCCAGTTGGGAGATTATTTCCGATAAAATGAAGGATGCCACTTTGATAATCAAAGAACCATTCGTCATTGTTTCCAGAACCAGCTGCAAATATTTGACTTCCAGTAGATTGGGGGGTTGACTCTCCGGCCGATTCGATGTATACTTTGACCTGATATGTAGAACCAAACTCTGGCGGAATCCAATCTGTCAATCCTGTGATCCATGTCCTATTCGCAGAAGCGGTCAAATCCTTCGTACATTCCACTGTACTGGACTGAGAATCCAAATAGACTCCAACATAGGTAGTGTCTTCTGCGGGCATCACAGAGGGAATCTGCGCGGAATCTGACCACAATTTATCCCCTCTTATCAGTAAAGGACTAGGAATGCTCTCGTTTGTCGCACCTTTTATTGAATTGATATCTGTCTTGGAAGCACCATAACCAAGCTTCTTCCACAGATAGTCAATTTTTTGATCGTCTGAGATTGCCATTATTGCCTCTATGTGATACTAATAGAATTGACTGATTGTCCAGTATTCAATGCAATTCTAACCAATGCAACATTTCCAGTCGCGTTTGTCAAGTTCTCTGTTCCCAATGTCATTCTATAAAAACCGCTTAGTGTGGTGTTTGATTGTATTTTGTCTGAACCTGTAGACGCACAACCATTACTTCCGTTTCCTCCAGCAGCAGTATCCTCGCCAGGCACACCAGCACCAGCATACTGAACCGAACAATCCAACCACCCGTTGATTGTACTAGAGTTATCTATTGTAGTGCCTGGCGCAGCAATCCAAATACCACTGATGCCTCCAGAAGATATATTGATATTAAAGTTTGCGGTCACTGTTCTTCTGAACGCAAAAGTAAAATACTGAATTCCTGTGTCTCCACTTCTATCTGGCCCAACCGGAAGATAACCAGAAGTATAATCTGCGACACTATGAGATAATCTTCCCAATCTTATAGTTGCTTCTTGTGTTCCCTCCACGCCCGGATCTGATGACTCTGTGTAAAGACTATTTGTATAGTAATTTGTTGAGTTACTTATGGAAGGATTATCCGTAGTCTCTGAAGCAAAATCGAATATCCTCACTCCGTTGTCATTGAAACCATCTCCAAGAGATGAACTTACGGGTATGGATAATTCGTTGATTCCTGTTTGATTTGCGGTGTGAACCTGTAAAATCATATCATTAGTTTCATAACTGCCAGAGCCGTTGACATTCAGGCCTCTAACTTTTATTTTCTCCACAGACCTAACACTTGACGGCGTGATATTGACGGTCAGATCTTTTATGGTATACTGAGTATCTTTTGCTGTATTTGCATTCGGTATTCCTCCAGTCAAGAAAGAGTCTGATGGATTGTCCACCTCAGAATAAGAATAATTTTCACTCGCAATAGAACTTCCATTTGTCCCTTCTAAGTTTGTGCTTGAAGAAACTTCTATCACACTATTAGTTACTCTGTAGGTTTGGCCAATAAAGTTCGTTATTTGTATTCCGCTCCATGTCAAAGAAGAACCAGTATCGTAGTAAGGAATACCACTAATATACTTGTAAGTTCCGGTCTTTTCTGTTATAGTACCATTCGTAACTGTTGGAGTAGATGTCAAATCGTCTTTGACAAATTCTACCTTATTTGTATCTCCTGTAGTGGTGTGAGATAATTTAAAACTATTGACACCATTCGGAATTGTGCTAGAATCTTTTGATACTTTTGCTTTAAATCCTTTGTATAAATCTGGATGATATATGCTAGAATTAAAGTTAGTGGGAGTTCCTTGAGCAGTTAAAAGATTGTAATCACTTTCTTGTGTGAGAACTAAACTTCCGTGTGTTCCTGTGTTACTTCCAGCAGTTAAAGTAACTGCACCATCCGCAGTTTCATTTACTATAGCACTCAACGCACCAGAGTCTGCGTTATGTGCAAATGAAGTTATCTCACTAGATTCGGTAGTTCCAGAAGTTGATGTAATTCTATTAACCTCATCCCCAGCAGATTGAGTTGTAACTCCAGTGTTATCTGTAAACCCATGTGCAAGTCTTGGTGAAGAACCCACATCTTCTGTGAAAGAAATTGATTTAGTACTCAAACCATCAGGCGCGGCAATACTGTCATCGTAAACCTTTAGGCTTAACGTACTATTTGTTGGGACTGCATTTGGGTCTGCAGTGGTGTGAGAATCTAGTGTGAGTCTCAGAGTATCTCTTCCTGTCCCACTATCTGTTCCATCCGCCCATGTATGTTGTAGTCTGTCTCCGCTCACTCCACCAGCAGCAGAGTCATTTGCAATTGTATCGTTAGTGGAACCATCTCCCCAGTCCATGTCGTAAGTCACATCTGCCATAAGAGTATTTGTTGTAATATTTTCTAGATATAAAGAACCACCCTCTACAACATACAAATCGTTGCCCGTCAGTGGAGTTCCTCCAGAAGAATTTCTGTATAATCTGAAGGCAACAGCAGGGTTGGCAGTAAATACAATAATATAATCTTCTCTTGTGTGAAATGCTTCGCTTCCAGTTCCTGTGGCCTGATTGTGGAATGCCCGGACATTAATAGTATATGGACTGTCAACATTTGAGGTATAAACGTGACTTGGCGTAGAACTGGAAGATCCATTGGTCTGAGAACCATCTCCCCAATCTATATCATAACGATTTGGATTACCATCGGAAGTTATGCTAAGGGTAACATTCATTCCTTCGCCTCCGGTAAGGGGGGTTCCGGAAAAGAAAACACTTTTGACAAATGTATTATTTCTGATATTATCTAATGCTTCGTTGAGATCATCAATAACATCCGCAGTCTTCGCAGTATCCGATATTCCTATCGCACCGTCATCATAAGTTCCATCTGTTGGAAGACCTATAGTTAGTTCAGTCGCTGTCAGTGATGCACTAACAGAAAGAGTTCCAACTTTGGTTACGGAATCATAATCGAATATTAAATTGCCATTGAATACGAGCTTCTCTACTTCAACATCATTTATTGCAACTCCAGAAACGTCTGTTCCGGAAACTATCTGCGAACTTCCAACCTCTATCCAATCGTTATTGTGAGAATAATAAAGAGATCCAGTAGATAAATCTTTTGCGAGTCTACCACTTTCTGGGCTTGCAGGGAAGTCTGCGAAGGTTGCGAAATCTTCGTATTTGATTGCGCTGATATTAGTTCTAAACTGATCTAGACTACTGGTTCCAGTTCCACCACTCGCAACCTCAAGAACATCATCCTCGTTGAATTCTCCAAGGATAACTTCTCCATCACTCTGGAATATGGCCTTTAGCGGTCTTGGTGTATTAAATGCCAAAGTATATCTCCTTACCCACCAGCACTAACATTATCACTTCCTTCCAAGATAGCAGATCCACAAGATACTGGATCTCCTTTTCTTGCAAGAGGTTTTCCATTTACATAAACAGTAGTAGATCCCACAGAAGTAACCCCTCCGTGTTTCGATTTTCCACACCTATGAAGATTCCAAGAATCCCCTTTTCTGTGTGCTGCCTTTCCGTTTATAAAGACATTACTGCTACCCTTCGCACAAGTTCTAGGCGCATAACAACCATGACCTGTGCAAGAGTCTCCTAATCTAGTTGCAGCTGACATATATTGGATACCCTCTTGTCGTAACCCTTTCTGGATTATCTTTGTAATAAGTCTGTTCGTCTACTTCTTCTTTACAATCCAATTTAAATTCTTCTATTATTTCTAATCTTTCATAAGTTTCTTCTTCGAAAGGATTGCCTTTCGATAACTCTAGGAACTCTATTTCTTCGTTAAATTGTTCCAGAGTAAGATTAGTTCTGCCTGCTTTGTAATCCTTCGTCAATTCGTCTATAGATTCTTGTAATGCAGCAATATTCGCATCTACATCAAATCTATAATGACCCTGACTTCTCATATGAGTCAACCATTCGTATTGATCTTCTCTGTCAGATATACCTTCAGTATTTAATAAGAACCTATCTTTATCATAAGTATAATTATTATTTATGGGGAAAATTAAGTCAATCTGTTTTATTAATCCGCTAGCAGTAAATAATTCAGATTCCAGAACCATCAACCCATTTACTCTTTGAATGCTTTCCAGTACAATTCTCAGTTCATCATTTACAATTATCTGATTTATATCTGGTGCAATAAATGAACCTTCAATATTATCTATTTCGTAACGTATGATATTGAGATCTTGTGGATCTGCTCCAAGAACAGAAAACTCTCTGGTGTAATTAAATAGAATTCTTGTCACCGTAGCTGAGGCCTGTAAGTTGCCAGAACTATCTCTTTGTGTTATAATATCCCCGATAGAAAATCCAACTTCATCTATAATATCTATAGTCCCTCGCGTTGTTGACCTACCAATAATTGTAACTTCTATTTCTTTGACCTGTTCCGGATTAAAATCGTCGTAGTTGGTGTCTATCTCCAAATTTTGATTTTTAACCCACGATTCATATGAATACTGGTTTAAGAACTGTTCTGTTTCGCCTATATTGCCACTAATAATTCCGTTATTAATGGTTAAACAATTAGGCAATCTGCCATTTACTACTTCATACACAAAATTAAAAGTATCTCCTATTGCGTTTTGATCTAAATCGTGGAATACTGGATCAAACTCAAAAAGTTTCCCAAATGCAGCATCTCTTCCCGAAACAATTTGAGAAAATTTATATTCTTGATCAACATTTTCTGCAGTAGTTTCCTTTACATATTCTGTTTCCATAAGCCTTGTGCTATTACTCATAATCATAACATTAGGAACCGTATGTCCAAGATGAGATCCTCCGTTTAACGAATGATTTGATTCTGGTCTAAAATATAAAGTTTCATGTGGTTTTATTGAATCGTGAGACGTTAGGTTAGTCGATAAGAATAAATCATTAATATATTCATAGAGAGTATCGTAGTCTTTATAATATCCAGCATATCTTGCTTCTATGGTATTGTAGAATACAAATACTTCCCCTGCCTCTGTGACTACATATTTACCACCAAACTTAATCTCTTCATATCTAAACTTAAAGATATTCTTATCTGGGGTATGAACTTTTGTTTGTATGAACTGTTCATCCGGAATATATGCGGTGTCTGTAGAAGTTTTGACGTATGGAACATAACCAAGGTAATCCTGATAATCTTCCAGTTCAATGTAGAATATACTACGAACAAAAGTCTTGTCACTATCTGAAATATATTTTGGCGAAAGATCAATAGTTATGTCATTCTTTTCTTGAGTATACATCTCAGAAGGATTGATCGTTGTCATATATCTTTGGAAGAAATTATTAATAGGATGATATTCTACATTGGGGCTTCCGTATACTATATTATTATGTTCATAAACTCTATCGACATCATTATCAAAGAACATAGAGTCATCTATCTGATCTATTGTATCTTTAAACTCTAGATAGTAAAGACCAGTTTCTGGATTTTGTAGGATAGGAACTTTCTGATCAAATGTAGATCTTTCTAGTTCTCTGTATATTCCTCTCTCTTCAATATCTAGATAGAAAATACCGGAAGTAGTGTTGCTCCTATCTGACATAATAGAACTAAATACATTTTCTGAACTCAATTGTTTTAACAGTAACGAAACTTTGTTTAAATTTAGAGTTCCATCAAGAGGATTTAACGCACTCGTAACTACCTCTCTAGTTGTGCCAAAATACAACGCCTCAACGATTTGTTTAGAGTTTATATCTTGAATGCCAAGTTCTTTTATTTGTTGGAAAACTGTATTTAAATTTCTGAGAGCATATTCTCTCTTTCGATCAAACGAATCTAATGTCATAGAAGAATAAGTCAACAGTTGTGCCTGAATCTTTGAAGTGATTTGTTCATACGACATACCAATTGACAGTAAATTATCAAGAGATTGATATATTTCCGAAACATATTTGGTGTTTACTAGATTGGTATTATCTTCCGTATTGAATGAAGATCCCAAAACATACTCAAGATTGTGTTGTGGTGAATCGAAGAATGTATTATACATTTCTCCGCTATAAACTTCTTTTGTATCAACAAATACAGTAGAAGTAACTCTTTCTAGATAATCGCTATACTTAAATGGATCATAGAAAATATTTTGGCGCTCAGAAAACCCATCAACCATGTCTAAGACATATTCTTTGAAGTGGTTCTCATATGTAATATCAACTTCAGAAGCTTCCGTAAAAATAAATGAAGATGTGCGAACTGTCTTCGCCTTCGTTATGATATTACCTCTACCGAAAAAAACTGGCATCTTATAACCTTATATTCCTATTTCTTCCAAGTCTATCTATAAACGGCCCAATGAATTGATCAGAAGTCAGAATCCTAAACGGAGCTAACTTATAAAATGTCATTGTCCCATCTCGCAATCTAATAATTCCCTTTGTTACTGTATCATCATTTACTTCGTCTGGATCTGCCCCATCATCAACATTTTCTGATGGTGTTTCCGTTTCGCCAACTCCATCACTAATATTTCCTGCTCCAGTTTCTGATTCATCTGTATCGTCTGTTATTTCATTTGCTTCATCTTCTGCAGCGTCTGTTTCATCTGTTATTTCACTTACTTCATCTTCCACAACATCGGTAGAATCTCCGATATTAGATGGATCTTCTTCAAAATCATCTGTAGAGTCTCCAACTTGTGATGGTGTTTCTTCCGCAACATCAGCAGAATCTCCAGTGTCATCTGGTTGTTCAGTTCCAACATCAGAAGAGTCTCCTGTATCTTCTGGTTGTTCAGTTCCAACATCAGCAGAGTCTCCTGTATCTTGCGGATCTACTTCACCGACATCAGTAGAGTCTCCTGTATCTTGCGGATCTACTTCACCGACATCAGTAGAGTCGCCGGTGTCATTTGGATCTACTTCACCAACATCGGCAGAATCACCAGTATCGCTCGGATCTACTTCTCCAAGATCTGCCGAATCACCAGTGTCATTTGGATCTACTTCACCAACATCGGCAGAATCACCAGTGTCATCTGGATCTACCTCGCCAACATCTGGAGATATCGCAGTGTCTTCTGTAACTTCTATCGCATCATCTGGGGATACAGAAACATCCGGAGCTTCTTCTAATACTTCATCTGCTGGATCTGATATATCGGATGATTCTTCCTCTGCCTCATCGGAAGATAATCCGACATCAGATATTGGATCTACTGCGTTATCTGGTGGCGCAACAGTGTCGGAGGATTCTTCTAAACTTTCATCAGAAGATACGCCAACATCAGATATTGGATCTACTGCGTTATCTGGTGGCGCAACAGTATCTACTATTTCTTGTTCAGACACATCTGCAGAATCTCCTGTATCGATTACTTCTTGTTCTGCATTTACAACTTCTGGAGAAGTTTCTCCTAATTCATCTTCTGCTAATTGAGTTGATTGTGTGTCTTCTCCAATAGTATCCGTACCTTCTGTTGTGGTTGAAGCCTCGTCTTCTACAACATCTTCTCCAAAGATAGTAGAATCGGATTCTTCTTCGCGTTCTTCCTCTCCAGTAATAGTCTGAGTGCTTTCGTCTCCTATCACATCGGATGATGGAATCGTTTCGTCGGTTTCGTCTCCTATAGAATCTTCTCCAGAAACAGTAGAATCGGTTTCTTCATCTCTTGATTCTTCTCCAGTAACACTCTGAGTAGTTTCATCTTCGACTACAGATTCGCCACTGACCGAATCGTCAGTATCAAATAATCTTAAAATATTTTCTACAAATTCACTTTCTTCAGTAGATACAAACCTTAACAGATCCTGTATCTCTGGGACATCTTCCGTAAAATCTAAAGCCCGAAGTTCTTCAATTATATCATCAAAAGACGATTCTATTATCAAACTTTCAAAATTATTTTCTAGTTCCGATATAAGAGTTTGATCTAGTAGTTGAACCTTATCGGTATCTTCTATTAAATTCTGAAAATTTTCTAAGAATGTTTCTACAAAACTTTCAATGTTGAGATTGACCAGAGTATCTAATAGAGTTGTCTCCGCAAGATCATACTGGAATTCTGATTGCTTTTCTAATTCTTCAATTAGGGTTTTCGCAAAGACATCATCGACATCTGTTATCTCTGCTCTTTTTATAGTTTCTAGATCAAATGACTCTTGTTCT